GCTGGCGTTTGCGCCGGACCCATTGGTGATCCGCAGGATGTCGCCCGTATCAGCCGTGACGGTCCCGATACCGGCGGCGCCCGGCGAGACAAGCAGAAACACCGTCCCACCCGGCAGCGGCCCTACCGTTGGGCTCGTGCCCCCCAAGAAGCCAAGAAACGGATTGGAGCCCCCGCCGATCGTCAAGGACGTCGTGTTGCTCGCCGCGGCGATCACGACAACGCCAACCAGCTCAGCCATGTTCACGGTGTCGGCGAGGGCATCCGACAGCGCACCGGCAAGGTCGAGATCGTCGGAGGCTCCCGACGCCAGCGTGCGGTCATCCAGCCAGCAGATATCTGCCTGATTGGCGCCGGTGCCATTGGTCAGTGCAATACGCTTCTCGACACGCGGATCAAACCGCGGCCCCCCAAAATCATTGTCGCCGACCTGCGTGATCGCGAGCTGAGCGAGAACATCAACGGACAGTGACATGGCTGCTACTCCTCAAACGCCTACGAGGCGATAGGGCTGGATAAGCCGATCAACCGAGATCGGCGTGACGGAAGCGGTTGCCCCGGTAACGACCGCCTCACGGCTGGCGTACCAGGTAGCCACCAGGATCATTGCCGCGATGCGGATCGCCGCCGGCACCGCTTCACGGTCACCGAACCCGGCGACCATGGTCACAGTCACCGCGTCCGGCTGATCGTCAGCCGAAGGCCAGGACGCAGCGTCGTCGAGGATGGCGAGGCCGCTGCGCGCGTCATGCGTAAGGTGATAGTCAGACGCCGGGAATGTCTGCTCCGCGCCATCTGCGTCGATGTAGGAGATCGTCACCGACTGCACGTCCGGCAACGGCAACCGGATGCGACGGCAAGCGGGAAACCCGCTCCACTCCTGCACCCACGTTTGCGTCACCAGCGCACGCCCCAGGACACCGGCGCGCCCGTCGAGGTGATCCGTCGCCGCCGCGATCAGCGAGGAAATCAGATCATCCTCGTCGTCGTGATCGACGCGCACATGAGCCTTGACCTCTGCGAGAGACAGCAGCGGTTCGGCGGGCGCGACCGTGCGTCGGGGTTTCAGGGGGCACGGCATGGATCAGTCGCCCGACGTTTCGGTGTCGACGACACCCTTGCCGGACTTCGGCGCGCGACGGCTCGACTTCTCGTCGTCGTACGCCCACCCCTGCTTCAGCGCGACCCGCGCCAAATCGCCGGTGAGTTCCTCGCCGACCTCAAACCGGCGCGGAATCACCTCCCCGTCGCGGCATCCTGCAAACGCCTTTGTCACGGTAACGCTCATGGCCTCGCCTCCGCTTGCTTGCTTTCAAGAGACACCGGCGGCACGAACCCGCGCCGCCGGGGAATACCCGGTCAGGCCTGGTTCGCCTGCGGGTTGTCGTGGCCGTGCATCTTGAGCACCGTCGCGGCGATGGGAGTTCCGGTGCCATGGGTGCCGGAGAAATCGGCGAGCAGCTTGAGGTAGCGCTTGTTGCCGATGTAGCCGAAGCGATAGACGGCGCCGGCGGCATGAGCGGCCGTCAGCGACTTGATGATGCCGCCGGTGCCGACGCTGTCGAGGCCGAGCATGTCGGTGACGGTGACGGCGGTGTAGGTGCTGTCGTCGTCGCTGTGCGTCAGCTTGAACTCGATCTTGTTGGTCCCGGAGAAGGTGATGCCGCCGGCGCCGATGGCGAGAATGATCTCGGCCGCGTTGTAGCCCTGCAGGTCGATTGCCGCCGGGGTGTTGTCGGCCGCAAGCGTCGCGGCGCCGATGGCCACGGTCGCCAGCATCGAGGAGTGCACATCCCTCATGGGAGGATCCTTTCATGGTCGCGCTCTGCGCAATTGGGGAAGACATGCGCAGGCGACGGATGCCGCCCGCGCCGGTGCCGGTTACTCGGAGCACTTCAGCAGCTTGACCGCCTCGAAATTGGCAACACCGCCGCCGACGCGCTTGGTCGTGTAGAAGTGGACGTAGGGCTTGTTGGTGTACTCATCGCGCAGCACCCGCACGCCCTGCCGATCGAGGATCAGATAGGCACGCCGGAAGTCACCGAATGCGATCGGCAGGGCATTGGCGCCCAGCGACGGCATGTTGTCATCGGTGTAGACCGGCTTGGAGAGGATCGTTGCGACCTCACCGGCCGCCGTCGGGGGAGCCCAAAGATAGTTGCCCTGCCCGTCCTTCATCTTTCGCACAGATGCCATGACGGCGTCGCTCATGAGCCACGATGCGCCGGCACGGTATCCCTGCTTCAGGGCGTAGTAGAGATCGATAAGAGCGTCGCCCGGGTCCGCCGCCGCAAAACCGGCAGCGCCTCCCGTGACCGTGAAGCCAAGCTTGCCCCAGGCATACGAGGAGTTGGCGACCGTGTCGTAGGACAAAAGCCCGCGCGGCTTGCTGACACCGTCACCGCTGACGAATGCCGCCCCCTCCTGCTCGGCGAACGTGACGTTGACCTCGCTGGCGAGCCATGCGGCGATGTCGACGATGCCGTCATCCAGCATCGTCCGCGTCGTCGCCGGGTTGGCATAGAGCTCCATCAGAGCGAACGACAGCTCGCGCAGTGTCGGCGTACCGGTCTCCGGTCTGGCTTCATTCTCGCCAACCCATCCCGCGCCGGCGCCGCCCATGTTGACCAGCTTCTTGTACGTACCGGTCCCGATGGGCATGACCGTCGCAAGCTGCCGCATGATGCTTGCGGTTCCGAGCACGCGGTCGATCGTGCCCGACATTTCCTCGGGCACCAGATACCCGCCATCCGGGTCCGACTGCGTCGTCAGAGAGGCCTTGACCTCGAGGTCACGCAGACCGTTTTCCGCACCGCGGCGGAAGTACCGGTCGAAGGCCTGGGCATGCTCACGCTTCACCGGGTCCTGCCCGCTGCCACCTCCGGCGCCCGTCTGCAGCGCGGCCGTGATCTGGCTGAGATCGTTGAGCGCCTTGGTCAGATCCGTGATTTCCGCGTTGATCCGGTCGACCTTCTCAGCCTGCACCACGTCGGCGAGCTTGGCGTTGATGTCCTTCAGTTCCTTGTCGCGCTCGTCCTTGAACGCCTGGAACGTCCGCTGGAGCTCGGCAAGAATCTGGTTCGCGCTGCCCGCATCGGCGCGCACGCCGACAAGCCCGCGGGCGCGGGCGTTGAGTGCCACGTTCATTACGTCACCTCAGGATTTCAATGTGTTGATGAGAGCCGCCACGGCGGCCAGGTCGAGGTCAGCGTCATGCGTGACCGGAGGGGCAGCGTCATGCGTGCCCCCAAGGGAATCGTTCATCAGGCGTCGCCGCTCCGCGCGCGACATGCCCGTGCCGGCAAGAACCGCATCCAGCCGGCGCTTGCCATACACGCCGGCGGCGCTTTCCGCCTTGGCCTCGCGCGCTTCGAGACCGTCGTCGACGACATCGGCGAACCCGCGCTCGACGGCGTCGGACGCGTTCATGTAGGTCTCGCCGTCCATGAGGTCGACGACGTCGGGCCGTTCGGCACCGCTGCGTGCCACATAGATATCTGCAAGCGCCCCATCGAACTGGTCGAACAAGGCGGCGGCATCGCGCATGTCGTGCCGGTTCCCGCAGACACAGCCCCACACGTTGTGAACCATCAGGAAAGAGCCGAGCCCCATGCGGATCTCGTCGGAGGCCATGGCGATGATCGACGCAGCCGAAGCCGCGATGCCCATAACATCAACCGTCACGCGCGCCGGATGCTGTCGCAGCAGGTTGTAAATTGCGATGCCCTCGAACACGTCGCCCCCAGGCGAATTGATCTGCACCGTTACATTCCGCTTGCCGATCGAGCGCAGCGCGGCCGAAATCCGCTTTGCGGTCACCCCGCCACCCGTCCACGGATCCGCGCCGATCACATCGAAAATCGTGATGGTGTCGTCGCCGGTGTCCTCGGCGGCGAGCGGACGTTCCGCCCATTTCGCGAGCACGTCAGACGGTGGGTCCCACTGATAGTTCTTGGGCCGCTTAAAGCCGGATATCTCCGGAAGCACACGCAAGGTCATTGGCTCGTTCCTTGTCCGGACTGGTCTGACTGACCGGCGGTATTTGGCGGTTCGTAGTAGACATCGCCGCCGTCGCGCGGGTTTTCATCCTCATTCCCGCGAACCTCGTTCGGGCTGTAAACGCCCCACTGCAGGCCACGCACATAGGCATCCCAGCGCGCCTTAAGGTCACCGCGCACCAGCGAGGCGCGGTTGAGGCGCGCGTAAAGATCCGTCTCGTCGGCGAGCAACTGCGCGTCGATCGACTGTTCCCAGGTGGCGAGATCGTCCTCGACACCGAACGTCACGAACCCC